ATGGCACTGAATATTCCATTCAGAAATGCGTACTATCGTTTTGCATCCAGTTACTCATTTCTCTTTTTTATTTCCTGGTCGCTGTGGTGGTCGTTATACGCTATTTGGCTGAAAGGACATCTAGGGTTGACAGGGACGGAATTAGGTACACTTTATTCGGTCAACCAGTTTACCAGCATTCTATTTATGATGTTCTACGGCATCGTTCAGGATAAACTCGGTCTGAAGAAACCGCTCATCTGGTGTATGAGTTTCATCCTGGTCTTGACCGGACCGTTTATGATTTACGTTTATGAACCGTTACTGCAAAGCAATTTTTCTGTAGGTCTAATTCTGGGGGCGCTATTTTTTGGCTTGGGGTATCTGGCGGGATGCGGTTTGCTTGATAGCTTCACCGAAAAAATGGCGCGAAATTTTCATTTCGAATATGGAACAGCGCGCGCCTGGGGATCTTTTGGCTATGCTATTGGCGCGTTCTTTGCCGGCATATTTTTTAGTATCAGTCCCCATATCAACTTCTGGTTGGTCTCGCTATTTGGCGCTGTATTTATGATGATCAACATGCGTTTTAAAGATAAGGATCACCAGTGCGTAGCGGCAGATGCGGGAGGGGTAAAAAAAGAGGATTTTATCGCAGTTTTCAAGGATCGAAACTTCTGGGTTTTCGTCATATTTATTGTGGGGACGTGGTCTTTCTATAACATTTTTGATCAACAACTTTTTCCTGTCTTTTATGCAGGTTTATTCGAATCACACGATGTAGGAACGCGCCTGTATGGTTATCTCAACTCATTCCAGGTGGTACTCGAAGCGCTGTGCATGGCGATTATTCCTTTCTTTGTGAATCGGGTAGGGCCAAAAAATGCATTACTTATCGGAGTTGTGATTATGGCGTTGCGTATCCTTTCCTGCGCGCTGTTCGTTAACCCCTGGATTATTTCATTAGTGAAGTTGTTACATGCCATTGAGGTTCCACTTTGTGTCATATCCGTCTTCAAATACAGCGTGGCAAACTTTGATAAGCGCCTGTCGTCGACGATCTTTCTGATTGGTTTTCAAATTGCCAGTTCGCTTGGGATTGTGCTGCTTTCAACGCCGACTGGGATACTCTTTGACCACGCAGGCTACCAGACAGTTTTCTTCGCAATTTCGGGTATTGTCTGCCTGATGTTGCTATTTGGCATTTTCTTCTTGAGTAAAAAACGCGAGCAAATAGTTATGGAAACGCCTGTACCTTCAGCAATATAGACGTAAACTTTTTCCGGTTGTTGTCGATAGCTCTATATCCCTCAACCGGAAAATAATAATAGTAAAATGCTTAGCCCTGCTAATAATCGCCTAATCCAAACGCCTCATTCATGTTCTGGTACAGTCGCTCAAATGTACTTCAGATGCGCGGTTCGCTGATTTCCAGGACATTGTCGTCATTCAGTGACCTGTCCCGTGTATCACGGTCCTGCGAATTCATCAAGGAATGCATTGCGGAGTGAAGTATCGAGTCACGCCATATTTCGCTATCAGGATTCTGTGTGATGGTTACATCGCCCGGCTCAGGGCTGTTTAGTCATCAGCGCTTTCTGACAGTGCTGAGATTTCAACCTGTTGCAGTAAAAATGAGTAGATATAAGGCAAGTGTGCTGCCAAACCCATCTTTTACGGGGTGAAGGTAGATTTCGTTTGAAGGGTATCTGGTGTCCCCTGCAGACATCTACTTGAAGCGGCAGGGGATTGATTGGAATGGTGTTTTTTAGGTGTGAGAAATATTTTACCCGCTATTTTACCCATTGGCGCGGCTTAAGAGCTTATTTTTGAATTCACAATGGTCACGATATAACCATCTTGCTCGCCCGTGGATAACTTTGGCTTTTGGCAGGTCGCCGGACTTAATCCGGTCGTAGATGAAGGTTTTACCAAAGCCAGTATCAGCCATGATGAATTTCAAATCAACCAGGGAATCAGGCTGTAGTTCGTGTTGCATGAGTGCTATCTCCGAATAGGGAATCGAACCTGCAAATCAGGCAAGAAAAAGCCGCATTGATGCGGCGATGGTAGGTCTGGATATCATTGAGCAATGAACAGGCCTCATCGAGTGTGAGGCGGGTTAGTCCTTGCGTAGCTCGCTGATTCTTCTGTAAGTCTCTGGTGCTTTGTTTCCGTGTATCTTCATTTCAGACTTCAACAGAGCAACGAGAGAATCCCATTCGTTGAGGATGCCTTTGAATGCCGGAACGCGCTTTGCAACCTTGTCGAATGAATCTCTGATTTCTGGAATCTGCTCAACAAGTGCAACGCATCGCCGGAAGTCTGCTGCGTCATGGGGAGCGCCGAAGTGATGACCATAGATATTCTTTTTCAGTCCACATGCGATTGAGGCAAGAGTTGCGCTACTGATGCCGACATCGCCAGTTGATTGCCATTTCAAAACCTTCATAGCCAAATCTGACATTTCTTGTCTCCATAAAACAAAACTCGCCGTAGCGAGCTCAGATAAAAGAAATCCCCGTCAGTGCGAGGATTGTTATTCATTGCTGATATTCACCTTTATCGCGAACACCTTTACCGGTTTATCACCGAAGTGCGGATGTGTGATTGTCTTGATCTCATATCCGTCATACGGAACATCAATTCTGCGGCTGGAATCGTCGCGCTTCGGATATCCCTTTGTGATAATCAGGCGGTCATATTCCCGGAACATAATTCGCTTATTCCAGTAGTCATTACACAGGCGATACTCTTCCGTTTTCTCCCCGCGAATCATGGCATCGAAGTATTCACCTTTAACGGCAAGTTGCAGGTTAGCCACGGTTAACCTCCTGCTGCGGTGCTGCTGGCATTTCACTCCAGTGCGTAACTGAGTGCGGATCCGGATATTCGGTGCCATCATCCCAGCGATTGCCATTCCACATTGCAGACCACATCTCACCGTCTTCATACATGACAATTACCGGAATTAACTTATCCGGCATTCGATCACTACAGCTTATCCAACCATCCGTAGTTACCGGAGAGTTGCCATTTACATCGAAGTTTGGCTCTGCGTCCTGAACCAGGAGGATGTAACCATTCTTGGCAGTATCAAGTTCTAACGCCTCGGTGACGGTGCCGAAATAGCGATTACCTAAATCCGCATCACAAGTGCTTACATCAATGGAAACCTCCATCCCTTCGATTAATTCTGGCAAGTTGTAAGTTTGGCTTACAGGCTCGGCTTCCAGCGATGCCAGTGCAATCCGTGCCAGTTCCATTTGTTCGCCACGAGTAAGTCCGTTATCAAGCGGATTTTTAATGAATAATTCGATACGTTCTTTAGTGATAGTGCTCATATCACTCTCCTTTGATGCGAATGCCTGTTGCAATGCTGTTTATGATGCTGTCAGTGCATGGGGTAGAAAGCTGGGCATCTCCAGCAATTTTCATGACCTCAACATCTGCATATCGAATACCGAGGTGTATCAGACCAGCTATGCCTGACTTAAGCCGAGCATTTTCCATAAATAGAACTTTTGCCCGCCGTTTTTCTGCCTCAAGCTCAACGCGCAGCTTCCCTACCGTTAGCGCAATATCCTCGTTCTCCTGGTCGCGGCGTTTGATGTATTGCTGGTTTCTTTCCCGTTCATCCAGAAGCGCCAGCACAGTAGCCGGATTGGCTGCGGCGATGAATTCAGCATTGGCCTGCTGTTCTATTTGGAAATCTTCATCGAAACCGCTTTCTGGATGCGCTCCTTCAATTCTGCAAATGGGAATATATCCAGCAACTTCACGATGAATTAGCGCATCATCACCATCAAATCGGCCCTCTCCATATTCGAGCGACCACTCGCCACACGTTGCTTTTTCTGCCTTAGCACGCAGTGCCTGATAGTCAATCTTGCTCACTGGTTGTCTCCCTTGCTGGGCTTTCGAATGTATCAAACTCAAACAACTTAACCACGTCATCAAACAGGACATAATCGCCATCAGGATCTTCAGTCATGTCAGCGCCACAATCCTGACCGAACGAGTCACAACCATCCATATCAAGCTCGTATCGCTTCAGGTTTGCGATATTTGATAAATTCAGCGCCAGTACAGCCAGGTCATAAACCTCTTCGGCGGTATACCCTGCGCCATGCCCATACATTTCAATGCGGGATATGATTTCTTCTACCCGTTGTTTTGTGATCGTCATTTTTGCTCACCTCCCTGTTCTTCCAGAAAAATACGCATAGCCTCAAGCATCTCTTCGGTGTCATACGGAGACAGCTTGTCACGCAGGATGTGTTCAATGCTGTTAATGAACTTTCGGATTGCTTTGCGTTCAATTTCAGTCAGGAAAGCATCGGTGGCTGACATATTTCCTGTTGCCTTCATGGCCTTCAAAATAACCAGAACGCCATCTTGCCCAACCAACTCGGAGATAATCTCAGTGTTGTCGCCAACAACATCACAGAATGCCTGAACAGCTTTACGAGCAAGTGCATTCTCCGCCGCCAGCGCCGCGCACTTGGCCTCAAGGTTATCAATCGTGATTCCAGCAGAACGACACTCCCGCAACGCCGTTTCCAGTTTTGATTCAAGTTCACCGAACTTACGGACAAGATATTCAGCGTTTGTTTCGTTAACCTTTAAATCACTTGGGATGCATTTACCTTTCAGAAAACCATCCATCTCAATTAGTGACATTTGTTTCATTTCTTCCCACTCCGCAACATCGCATTCAGATATTTGTTTTGATTCACTGATGGAAAAGAATTTCTCTTAAGCAATTCCTCTCTCGATGGCATTGGCTTTACGCGTTGGCGAATAATCATTTCTGCCGGAAGAATGCCGGGATTGTATGCAAGCCCTCTCATGATTTACTCTCCACGAACTGGTCAATAGCCATGCTAAGTGACACACCTAAAGTCTCGATATGTTGCTGAATATCCTGTAGCGTCTGCGCCTGAGATAACAGGATTTCACGGTTGCATAACTCTTTAACCAGATGCTCAAACTTGCTGTAATAACCGATACGGCTTAGTGTTTCTTTCCCTGCATTCTCGCCTTCTTTGATAATTCCTCTTTCGCTAAGAATCAGATCGTGTTTTGTTCCGGTAATAACGTATTTTCCGAGGTCGATGTTTAGCTTCATTGTTTTCATTGTTAATTCCTCAGTCATTACTGATAGCGCCATAGCGTGAGCGGTAATTACGCAGGCGCAGGTCGATATATTCAGGGAAGTGGGTATATGTGGCTTTGCGGAATGGTCGGATTGATGTCTGGTAAATTCGCTCGCGTTCTTCTTTCTCTGCAAGCCATATACAGTGGCGAAATTCCTTTTCCTCTTTCGTTTCCTGCGGTAGAGACATTATCCGGTCGTAGTTTTTTCTGAATTTATCCAGCACCTCCGATACGGAATTGCCGGAACATCGGCGTGGGTCATCCTCACCATACAGAGGCGCTGGCATAATGGAATCCTTATTTTTCTATATCAGAATGGGATGGAATCGTCGTATACAGGAGTGTTCTGCTGGTTACTACTTTGCTGCTGCGGGCCATTTCCTGAAGCTGTAAATCCAATCTTTGCATTCAGTAATTCAAGAGTAATTGATTGACCATTTTGCCCCTGATAAACATCAACCCTGATGTTTTCTCCGGTAATTTCCACAATGCCACCTTCAACAAGAACGCTACGGTAGTAATCCGCTTGCGCTCCTGGCTTGGCAAATACAACGGCGCTGTAGTTTGTCCATTCTTTCTTTTTTGTCTGGCGATCGTAATACTGAACGCCAGCACGGATGTTGAATCCGATATTTTCCCCGGCCTGAAACTCTCTTGCGGGTTTGTTTAGTCTTACAGTAATCGAGTGTGCCATTAAGCAGCCGCTCCTTCTAATTCGTCTCGTCTTATGTTGTAAACGTCCTGCGCTTTGTGCTGCTCCGGTGTGCCTTCGAGCATCTTCCACGCTTTGGCGAACGCCTGTTTAAGCTCTTCCACGGTGTTTTTCTGCATTGCTGCGTCAGTGAATGCTTTTAGAACCTGTTCAGGTGTAAGTGATGGTTTTGATTGCTTTGCTGCTGCGTTCTGCTGATGTTTATGCTCGTCTGTATCTGCATCTTTCGCATCATCAATGCCGAACAAACCATTGAGGCAATACTTGCGTGCATAAGAGCTTGTAGCTCCAGTAACTTGTGCAGAATCCATTCCTTTCTTGCTTTCTTCCTCTCGTGCAAGAGCGGTTGCCGTATGACTGTTTTCGCCATCGGTAATAGTTGCCGTGGCTTTCACATAATACCGATCACCAATCAACACAACTTCATCGCTGATTGATAAAAACAGGCCATTCAGTAGCGGCTTAACGCCTTCAAGAATATCTTCGCAGCTTCTGTATTTATATTTACCGAATGAGTTGTATTGATTCTTTGGCGCGTTCAGATTCTCCTGAATAGCTGCCAGCCTTGCGTAAAATTCTTTGCTCATATGATTGTTCTCAGAATGGACATGGCCCAAGGAAATAACGCTGATTTAATACTTCTACTCGTGACAAGTTAAGGCATACCCGCATTCCTTCGCGGTCGCCATTATGGCGATACCAGAGAGCTTTCTGCGTGTACATGCGTCTCTGTAACTTGCTCTCCTTCACTGTGGTTGCAAGTGACATGAATATCTCCTTCGTTACCGATTAATTCTTTCATCTGACGAATGAATTCTTCGTCTGACCAGTTATCTGTAAAACTCATTTCCTGCGATACCACGGAATGTTGATCGCTGATTTCATCGCTTTATTTGCTTCAAGCCACATTTTGGAATCACCAATAAATCTGGCTATTACTGCTTTGTTTTGTGCTGCACGAAGCATCTGGTGATTGATGGCTATTTCATTGCGCATAACGCCTCCAGTTGTTTCTTTGCTGCTCTGATTAATTGTTTAACTCGGCGTGATAATTCAGATTCGTGCGGGTAGAAAGCGGACATGACGCCGCTACCCGCGAGCTGAAAGTGCATCATGGGTAACTCCTTATATTTGATTGCATAACGAAAACGCCTCGAGTGAAGCGTTATTGGTATGCATATAAAAAGGCCCTCACACTGGAGGGCAAAGAAGATTTCCAATAATCAGAACAAGTCGGCTCCTGTTTAGTTACGAGCGATATTGCTCCGTGTATTCACTCGTTGGAATGAATACACAGTGCAGTGTTTATTCTGTTGTTTGTGCCAAAAATAAAGGCCACCATCAGGCAGCCTTGTTGTAAATGTTGCAGGTATCAAGTAAGTAATTAGATGGAGCGCCATAAATTATGAATTCATCGTTTGTCGGGTCCATCTCCATCTCTTGGCCTATTGCCATTCTTGCGTCAGTGTCATCAGCGGCGAAGCATAAAACAGCCCACGCACCCATTGTTTTAAAAAGAACTGCAATTGGCTGTGGTTTTACTGAATTTGCGTTAGCGCGAAAATCACAAATCGCACTTTCATGAAATTCCATATATCACCTAAAATAAGTGGTTTGCTGCCAAAACAATGAACCATCCGGAAATTCCAGATAGTTCATAATTCACTCTTCAATACTTCCAACTTACTAATCGCCGATAGATATCCGCGCTGATAGGGCATCATCATTCCTTCGAGCTTGCCACTTCTTAACTCCTCCCTGAGCAATTGTATTGCTTGATCAATAACCTCTGCCTTAGCGTCCTTTATGGCTTGCTTGCGGGGCTTTGCTTTCTGCTTTGGCAGATTTCTCAAGCATGATGGAATGTATGTCTGATTCATCACTTACCTCGCCGTCAGTTGTTTTGATTTCCGGTAGCCTGCCGCGTAAATGGCTACGTTTGGCAGGCAAATACTTCCACTGCATTCATCTGCCTTCTTGCAGCGAAGGCTTCCGAGTGATGCTGCTTTATCTGCTCTGACGCAACCAGAGAGCTTTAGCGCAATCTTTCGCGCCAATCGCTGTTCTTGCATTGCCTGTTCACGTTGAGCCTGTCTGCGTGCTCTGCGGCGATTTCTGGCGTTATCGTCAGCCAGATATGTAATGACTACTGTCATGTTGACCTCCGATGATTGACTTTGGCGGTGACGCGCCGGGTGCTTATCTTCCGGTTGCCGTCGTGCAGCTGCACTTCACGTCACCCCAAAGCCAACTACTCTTTGACTCACACTCTCGCAGTGAGCGCGCTCATGCCCTTGAGTCTCTGTCGCTTATTAGCCGCTGATAACCGGTGCGCGTCTGGCATTCGCGCTGCCTTTCCGGAGCATGTTCCCTTATTTACCCTCACATCGGTCTGCTAAACCTGCTCGCCATTACGCGACTCGGGGCAGCATCATTACTGCTGCATTGCCTTTCGGCTGCGGTCTAACCGCGTTAGTGCACCATTACGGCACCTCCTGTTTGGTTAAACTCAGTTCCCGCATTTCGGCGGGACAATCCCATCAATGTTAAAGAGCCTGCCAATCTGTTCCGTTTGGCTACCAGCGTCCTGCTGATGGCTAAAGAATACTGTAGGTATTTTATTGTGTAAATACCCAAGGTATTTATTTTTGGTGAAATAATGATAAGCAAATGAATACAAAGGATATTTATTTTTTCGTCGTCTGCTTGTTCAGTGCTTTTTATGCGGGATATGTGAAGTTGATCCCGATAGCTATTGCTGCCGGGATTATGGGTTAGTCAGCGAAGGTTAAGACGAGAATTACCTTAATGATGTCTGCTACAACAGACACGGCCATAGATAAACCAAAGACGATCCAAGCCATAGAGATGTCTTCACTACCATCGTATAGAGTTCCGTAATCACTGGTGTAAGGCGTAAATGTCGCGCCTTGATACAATAGGTATAAGCTTGATCCATAGAGGATAAATGCAGATATCCCTTGTATTGCTATGATCACCAGAATCATGAAACGAGCTGATCTATGCGCCCAAGCCTGGCTTATTTTTTCTGATAGAGATTTCGCAAAAAAGCATGCGCTAAGCCGTAAATTGTTGAGATTGCCAACATCCCCAAAAAGCTTGCTATAGCGGTTCCAACCATAAGCGCCCCCTTGCGTGATCAAACCAGTCTGAGTTTTGTCTCAATTGCAACGCCTATAATCTTGCAGTTTCCATTGATTGGCACGAGAGGCCATGCAGGATTAAGTCCCTTGAGGTATTTATTTCCGCCGTCGATTATCAGCTTCTTGAATGTTGCTTCGTTAGAGTCAGAAAGTTTTGCTATGACCAAGCTGCCGTTGATCGCCTCCCTTCCGGTATCGAAAAGAACGAATGTTCCCTCTGGAATGCTTAACCCAACCGGTGCCGTCATTGAATCACCTTCCACTTTAAGCCAGAACGCATTACCTTGAATATGCGCGTCAGACTCAAGCCAAACATCTATGTCTTTAATGGTGTATGGTTCGCATGCTTCACACCACGAGCCAGCCTGGATACTGCTTAACACCGGATACCTCTTTCCTGCTCTGTATTCTCCTGCATACCTTACGTTGGCATCGCTCTTAAGGCTTTCTGCCTGTTCTGCAACCTTGGCAGCAATTGACTGGCTAAAATCAGCAATTGAGACTTGCAACAGTCGTGCAAAACCAGATGCAACCTCAACGTTTAGCGCGTTTCTGCCATTAAGATAATGCCCTACCGCTCCTTGGGTGATACCCAGTTCATCAGCGATTGAGTATTGGGTTATTCCCAATTCTTTCTTTTTTGACTCATACAAAGCCTTAAGCCGCTTAGCGTCTTCTAGCTGTTCTGTCGTCAGTGATTTTTTATTTTCCATAGCTTAATTCTAATAGCTAAGGTACTTAAACTAAAAATACCCTGAGTATTGATTGCTTTGAATACCTGTAGTATTCTTTGTTCATGGTTAATAACGGAGAGTGCATATGATTCGAATGACACTTGCCGATTACGCCAAAATCCATGGACAGGCTAAAGCAGCCAGTGACTTTGGTGTAATCCAGTGCGCTATCAGCAAGGCCATTCTGGCAGGCCGTAACATCATGGTTACGGTAAAGCCTGATGGCAGTGTGATTGGAGAGGAAGTTCGTCCTTTCCCAAGCAACAAGAAAAACAAATAGTAACACCGCTCTTTAACAGTCATGGTCCTCATTCCCGCCGAAATGCGGGAATACAACGCGCATAATTTGATGCGCATAACTTCTTATTTGTTAAGGAAATACTTACATATGCAACTTACAAGTACTCGCAAGAAAGCGAATGCAATTACAAGCAACATCCTGAATCGAATTGCTGTACGTGGTCAGCGAAAGGTTGCCGACGCGTTAGGGATTAATGAATCGCAAATTTCGCGATGGAAAGATAGCTTCATCCCCAAAATGGGAATGCTTCTGGCTGTTCTTGAATGGGGTGTTGAAGACGAGGAGTTGGCGGAACTGGCTAAGAAAGTAGCCAGAATGCTGACAAAAGAAAAAGCCCCGAAGAACGGCGAATTCTTCGAGGCCTGATGTAGAAAGACTGGATCAATCCACAGGAGTAATTATGACAAAACGTCGTAAGAAATACCAGGAAAAAGAAGAGATTCGACACCCTGATTCACCTGAGGGATTAGTGGTAGCCGCAGCAAATAACAGGGCGTTCGCAGAGCGCCTTGTTGGTGTTTACAGACTAGCCAAAGCAGGAGTGAAACATGGGCGTCGTTAAGTTAGCTGATTACAGGCATAACCCTGTACAACATCAGGAGGCATCCAGTATGGGGTATGTCTCTATACACCGCCAGTTTATGGACAGCAGGCTCTATAAGGACTCTCAGGCAGTACATCTTTGGCTTCACTTAATCCTCAAGGCTAATCACGAATCTACTGTCGTCAATACGGATATCGGTCCGATAACTGTTGATCGCGGTCAGATGATAACTGGACGCCCGTCGCTGGTCAGAGAAACATTCATCCCCGACAACAAAGTTCGGAGCTTATTACGGACTTTTGAGTCGAAAGGGATGCTTAATATTTGCTCGATGGGGAAGAAATTTAGCCTGTTTACAATCGTTAAATATGACGATTTTCAGGCAAAAAATTGTCCAACGGTTGTCCAACGGTTGTCCAACGCAAACACCAGTAATGGCGCGGCTCTCAGCGGAGATTGTCCAACGGTTGTCCAACGGTTGTCCATAAACAATAATATAAATAATATCTCTAATACTGACGTATTAGAGAGTGCCACAGCAGACAAAAAGTCTGACAAGAAAAAACCTTCCGTTAGCTGTCAGGATGTTGTCGATGCTTACCACGAAATCCTTCCTGAAGCGCCAAGAATCCGCGCACTGAATGACAAGCGTAAAAACCAGATCCGAACGTTCTGGCGCAAAGCCGGAGTGATAACCCGCCAGCTTGACGGGCATGGGTTCACGATGCAGGACTGGAGAAATTATTTGAGCTACGTAGGCGAAAATTGCCGATGGATGTTCGAAGAACGCCCAAACCATCAACGCGGAACCGTCTGGCACAAAAAGGGATTTGATTTCCTGCTTAACGACAATACCTACCTGAAAGTTCGTGAGGGTGAACACGATGACCGATAATTTTTATGCGCCGCCCCATAGCATCGAGGCAGAGCAGGCGGTGATTGGTGGATTGCTTCTGGATGATGACAGCAGTGAGCGCGTCCAGAAAGTTCTGGCGATGCTGAAGCCCGATTCATTTTACAGCCGACCACACAAAATCCTTTTCGAAGAAATAACCAGAATGCACTGGGAGCAAAAGCCAGTAGATGGCCTGACGCTTTTCGATGAACTGGAGCGTAAATCGTTAACGGTGTCTGTTGGCGGTTTTGCTTATATCGCTGAGATCGCAAAGAACACGCCAAGCGCAGCAAACATCGTTGCCTATGCAATGCAGGTTCGTGAAACCGCAATGGAACGCTACGCCATCAACCGCATGACTGAAGCGACGGAATTGCTCTATTCCCGCAACGGAATGACTGCGACGCAGAAGTACGAAGCTATTCAGTCGATTTTCACGCAACTGACAGACCATGCAAAAACCGGATCGCGTCGCGGCCTTCGTTCATTTGGTGAGGTCATGGAAGACTGGGTTAGCGACCTTGAGAAGAGATTTGACCCATCAGGAGAACAACGGGGAATGAGCACAGGGATCCCATCGTTGGACAGGATGCTGTCACCGAAAGGTCTGGTGAAAGGCTCTCTGTTTGTCATTGGCGCTCGCCCTAAGATGGGGAAAACGACGCTATACAGCCAGATGGCAATCAACTGCGCAGTGCATGAGAAAAAGCCCGCTCTGATGTTCAGCCTTGAAATGCCAGGTGATCAGATACTGGAAAAACTGGTAGGGCAGAAGTCTGGTGTTAACCCGAATATTTTTTACCTTCCGGCGACAAATGACGCTGATGACGGCTATCAGGGTGATTACGATGGTGACTTCAACAGGGCGATCGAAACAGCCAATCGCTTGAGTGAAATCGACCTGCTTTACATCGACGACACGCCGGGATTATCTCTGGCTCAAATCGTCAGCGAAAGCCGTCGAATCAAGCGAGAAAAAGGATGTGTTGGCATGATTCTGGTCGATTACCTGACACTAATGACCGCTGAGAAGGCCGATCGCAACGACCTTGCCTACGGCATGATCACCAAAGGACTGAAGAACCTTGCCAAAGAGCTTGATTGCGTTGTTGTGCTTCTGACACAGCTTAACCGCGCATTGGAAAGCCGAACCAATAAACGCCCATTACCAAGTGACTCGCGCGATACAGGGCAGATTGAACAGGATTGCGATTATTGGGTGGGGATCCATCGTGAAGGTGCTTTTGATGACAGTGTTCCACCTGGTGAAACCGAACTAATCCTTCGTCTCAATCGTCATGGCAATACCGGCACGGTGTATTGCATTCAGGCAAATGGCGCTATTTATGACACAGACCAACAGTCTGCTGAAATGCGCCGCCGTGAACGCGAGGAACCGCAATCCAAGAAGAAAGGAGGATTCTGATGACCATCTACATCACTGAGCTTGTAACAGGCCTGCTGGTAATCGCAGGCCTTTTTATTTGGGGAGAGTGAAGTCATGAATCTGGACGAGCAAGATGCACAAACTATTAGCTCATACATAAGGGCATCAAGACCAGATTACAAAGGTCCGGTGTTCGTAGATTTATCTCGCCTTGAAGAGATTTACATGTGGGAAGCAAGGCTACTTACGCATCTTTTTATTCGCAAGATGACTAGCAACATTACAAAACCAATGTAACTGGAGAGGTGAATATGAGCACACTCGCAGACCTTATTCATGCCGATATGGCGGAAGATGGAGCAAGGCGTAATAGGTACTGGAAATCATCAAGCCTTCCAGTTTGTGAAAGATTCAACCACAGGCCAAAACCAAAACGTAGCCGACGAGACAAGGTGTTGAAAAAACTCATGCAAATAAACATGGCTGGTTTTGTCAGATTCGTGAGTGAAACGACTAACGGGGATTGATATGGACGAATCAAGAAAGCAGTTTGAAGAATGGTTTGAAAATTACACCGGATGTGATCCTAAAAATAAAATATACGCCAATATGGTTGAGATGTATTGGCAAGCGTGGCAGGCATCGCGAGCAGCTATCGAGATTGAGTGTCCTGGAAAAAGAGAGCGTGAGGCATTTTCTACCGATTTCGAGGATGGGGTCACATTTGGTTATAACGACGCAATTAGTGAATGCGAAGGACGGATTCGCGCTGCTGGAGTCAAAGTGAAGGAGTAACGATGAAGCAAACAATTTTCCTCCGAACTAAGCAACAACAGCAAGCCGCAATCAACGCCATCCTCGCAACACCACTCGATAAAGACAAGCCAGTCACCATCCGCATTACTGACTACAAGCGCAACCTTGACCAGAACGCAAAATTTCACGTGATGCTGGCGGATATCGCTCGTCAGGCTCAATGGTGCGGCAAATGGTTAAAACCGGAACAATGGAAGGTTTTGTTGATTAGCGGTCATGCAGTGGCAACAAACCTGGAAGCTGATGTTTTGCCCGGGCTTGAAGGCGAATACGTCAACATTCGCGAAAGCAGCGCGCAGATGAGCGTGAAGCGCATGGCAAGTCTGATCGAGTACACAACAGCCTGGGCTATTGGTCAGGGTGTCAGATTTACCGACAGGAGGTACGAATGAGACGACAGCGACGAAGTTTCACCGACATCATCTGCGAAAACTGCAAATACCTTCCAACGAAACGCTCCAGAAATAAACGCAAGCCAATCCCAAAAGAATCTGACGTAAAAACCTTCAACTACACGGCTCACCTGTGGGATATCCGGTGGCTAAGACATCGTGCGAGGAAATGACAATGGATTATTCACAGTTAAGTGATTTTGAAATTAACAGAATGGTAGGAGACATAATTTTTAAAGGCCTTTGGGCATGTAAACCGGAAACGTCAGGGAATAACACCAACAAATGGTATTACGGAAATGCTGATACAACTTTTGAGCCATTAAACCCTTTACCTGACTACTGCAATGATCCGAGTGCCTCATGGCCGATTATTGAGAAACACAGGATTTCTATCTTAGACCAGTTAACTGAATGGTGTGTGGATGCAAATGGCGTAAGCCCAATATTTGATACCAGACCTCTCCGCGCCGCCATGATTGTCTTTCTCCTGATGCAGGACGCTAATAATGCTTAGCCCATCACAATCCCTTCAATACCAGAAAGAAAGCGTCGAGCGGGCTTTAACGTGCGCTAATTGCGGTCAGAAGTTGCATGTGCTGGAAGTTCACGTGTGCTCCGATTGCTGCGCAGAACTGATGAGCGATCCGAATAGCTCAATGTACGAGGAAGAAGACGATGAATGATTACCTGAAATGGTATCTCTGCCACCGCTGGTTAATTAAGTATGCTGTAAAAGACTGGATGACAGCGGATGCCAACAAGCTTAAGCAAAGAAAAGACTATTACTACGCCAGAATGAAGGAAAACTACTGCTCAATTCGCACTCGCATATTTATTAAAAAAGACCTTCAGTCAATTCTTCAGTTGCGAGGGAAGGTAAATGGCTAACCTACGCAAAGAAGCGCGCGGCAGAGAATGCCAGGTACGTATTTACGACGTATGCAATGGCAACCCTGAAACTACAGTTCTGGCACATTACCGGATGGCTGGAATTTGCGGAACGGGAATGAAGCCTGACGACCTGATCGGCGCATGGGCTTGTAGCGCGTGTCACGATGAAATCGACCGACGCACCCATAATCTCGACAACAAAGACGCCAGACTTTACCACCTCGAAGGCGTGATCAGGACGCAGGCGATACTGCTGAAGGAGGGAAAGATTAAGCCATGAACGAATATCAGTTTGTGCTTCCTTACCCGCCGTCGGTGAATACCTACTGGCGAAGACGGGGAAGCCAATACTACATCAGCGATAAAGGCCAGAAATACCGAAAAGACGTTCAGCAAATCATCCGCCAACTTAAGTTAGACATTTTCACCAAATCACGACTCCGCATCAAAGTCATCGCAGATGTTCCAGACTCCCGCCGCCGCGACCTCGACAACATCCTGAAAGGTTTACTCGACTCCCTTATCCACGCCGGATTTGCGGAAGACGACGAGCAATTCGATGACATTCGCGTAATTCGTGGTGTGAAAGTACCAGGTGGAAGGCTTGGAATAAAAATCACCGAAATGGAGAACGTATGAACGCCACAATTCAAACGATACCAGAGCTTCTTATCCAGACACGAGGCAATCAGACCGAAGTGGCGAGGATGCTTTCCTGCGCAAGAGGAACAGTGCTCAAGTACAACCGAGATAGCAAAGGCGAGCGTCACGTAATAGTTAACGGCGTCCTGATGGTCAAACAGGGCAAGAGGGGAAGACGATGAGACTCGAAAGCGTAGCTAAATTTCATTCGCCAAAAAGCCCGATGATGAGTGACTCACCACGGGCCACGGCTTCTGACTCTCTTTCCGGTACTGATGTGATGGCTGCTATGGGGATGGCGCAATCACAAGCCGGATTCGGAATGGCTGCATTCTGCGGTAAGCACGAACTCAGCCAGAACGACAAACAAAAGGCTATCAACTATCTGATGCAATTTGCACACAAGGTATCGGGGAAATACCGTGGTGTGGCAAAGCTCGAAGGAAATACTAAGGCAAAGGTACTGCAAGTGCTCGCAACATTCGCTTATGCGGATTATTGCCGTAGTGCCGCGACGCCGGGCGCAAGATGCAGAGATTGTCACGGTACTGGCCGGGCCGTTGATATTGCCAAAACAGAACGGTGGGGGAGAGTTGTTGAGAAAGAGTGCGGAAGATGCAAAGGCGTCGGCTATTCAAGGATGCCAGCAAGCGCCGCATATCGCGCTGTAACAATGCTAATCCCAAACCTTACTCAACCCACCTGGTCACGCACTGTTAAGCCGCTGTATGACGCTCTGGTGGTGCAATGCCACAAGGAAGAGTCAATCGCAGACAATATTTTGAATGCGGTCACACGTTAGCAGCATGATTGCCACGGATGGCAACATATTAACGGCATAATATTGACTTATTGAATAAAATTGGGTAAATTTGACTCAACGATGGGTTAATTCGCTCGTTGTGGTAGTGAGATGAAAAGAGGCGGCGCTTACTACCGATTCCGCCTAGTTGGTCACTTCGACGTATCGTCTGGAACTCCAACCATCGCAGGCAGAGAGGTCTGCAAAATGCAATCCCGAAACAGTTCGCAGGTAATAGTTAGAGCCTGCATAACGGTTTCGGGATTTTTTATATCTGCACAACAGGTAAGAGCATTGAGTCGATAATCGTGAAGAGTCGGCGAGCCTGGTTAGCCAGTGCTCTTTCCGTTGTGCTGAATTAAGCGAATACCGGAAGCAGAACCGGATCACCAAATGCGTACAGGCGTCATCGCCGCCCAGCAACAGCACAACCCAAACTGAGCCGTAGCCACTGGCTGTCCTGAATTCATTAGTGATAGTTACGCTGCGGCCTTATACACATGACCTTCGTGAAAGCGGGTGGCAGGAGATTGCGCTAACAACCTCATGCCGTTTTGCCCGTGCATATCGGTCACGAACAAATCTGATTACTAAACACAGTAGCCTGGATTTGTTCTATCAGTAATCGACCTTATTCCTAATTAAATAGAGCAAATCCCCTTATTGGGGGTAAGACATGAAGATGCCAGAAAAACATGACCTGTTAGCCGCCATTCTCGCGGCAAAGGAACAAGGCATCGGGGCAATCCTTGCGTTTGCAATGGCGTACCTTCGCGGCAGATATAATGGCGGTGCGTTTACAAAAACAGTAATCGACGCAACGATGTGCGCCATTATCGCCTGGTTCATTCGTGACCTTCTCGACTTCGCCGGACTAAGTAGCAACCTCGCTTATATAACGAGCGTGTTCATCGGCTACATCGGTACTGACTCGATTGGTTCGCTTATCAAACGCTTCGCTGCTAAAAAAGCCGGAGTAGAAGATGGTGGAAATCAATAATCAACGTAAGGCGTTCCTCGATATGCTGGCGTGGTCAGAGGGAACTGATAACGGACGACAGAAAACCAGAAATCATGGTTATGACGTCATTGTTGGCGGAGAGCTATTCACTGATTACTCCGATCACCCTCGCAAACTTGTCACGCTAAACCCAAAACTCAAATCAACAGCAGCCGGGCGCTATCAGCTTCTTTCCCGTTGGTGGGATGCCTACCGCAAGCAGCTTGGCCTGAAAGACTTCTCTCCAAAAAGCCAGGACGCTGTGGCATTGCAGCAGATTAAAGAGCGTGGCGCTTTACCGATGATTGATCGCGGTGATATCCGTCAGGCTATCGATCGTTGCAGCAATATCTGGGCTTCACTGCCGGGGGCTGGTTACGGTCAGTTCGAGCATAAGGCTGACAACCTGATTGCAAAATTCAAAGAGTCTGGCGGAACGGTCAGAGAGATTGAGGTATGAGCAGAGTCACCGCGATTATCTCCGCTCTGGTTATCTGCATCATCGTCTGTCTGTCATGGGCTGTTAATCATTACCGTGATAACGCTATCGCCTACAAAGAGCAGCGCGATAAGGCCGCATCCATCATCGCTGACATGCAGAAGCGTCAACGTGATGTAGCAGAACTCGACGCCAGATACACAAAGGAGCTTGCTGATGCTAACGCGACTATCGAAAGTCTCCGTGCTGATGTTTCTGCTGGGCGTAAGCGCCTGCAAGTCGCTGCCACCTGTGCAAAGTCAACGACCAGAGCCAGCGGCATGGGCGATGGAGAAAGCCCAAGACTTACAGCAGATGCTGAACTCAATTATTACCGTCTCCGAAGTGGAATCGACAGGATAACCGCGCAGGTTAACTACTTGCAGGAGTACATTAGGACGCAGTGCTTAAAATAATTTTAATTGCACTGAAATTTAACAAGTGACTTTCAGGAAAATGCCTCGCAGAAGCGGGGCTTTTTTATGTCCGCAGTAAACGCGCTTCACACGCGCGAGTTATGAACACAGAACCTTTCAGGATGACCCTTGAGGATGCCGGTTTGGTAATCGGTGCCTTTCTGTGGGCCGGAATCCTGTGTGACAAGGTTCATCACTAAAAGGTAATCACCGATGAAGCACCAAATAGTTATTGTCAATGGTGTGTCCGTTCGTGTTGATGAGGATGGACGCTACAACTTAAACGATCTCCATGCAGCAGCAGTTGCAAATGGAGAGGCTACAGAGCAACAGCGCCCAAGCCAGTTTTTGCGTAGCGCGCAGATAAAACGCTTCATAAAAGCACTGGAGGCCAAAGTGCAAAAAAGCACTTTGGAACAAATTCAACCACTTAAAATAATCAAAGGTGGTGCAGAACCAGGTGTGTGGGGTGTTGAACTTCTGGCAATCAGATATGCAGCATGGATTAAGCCGGAATTTGAAATCGAAGTTTATGAAGTTTTCAAAACGGTCGTCCGTCTCGGCGTTGGCGCAATGTCCCGTCTGAATAGAATCGATCACATCATCAATACTGAAACCAAAGCGATAAGCCAGTGCGCAAGCCAAATGGCTAAGTGGGGCGTTGGTGGGCGAAAAAGATTGCTTCATGTTGCACGTGAGAGAGCGGCAAATGAAGTGCAAATGTATTTGCCCGGAATGGTGTGATTTCGCAGGTTAATCCAGTTTTTGCATTACGGCAGTACCACGAAGCAACCCAAGCCAGTAAGTGGGGAAATAACACTGGCAGCCACTGAAAGATGAACCTCCAGCCTTATGGCAAAAAAGATTCTTTGTGGTGGCGGACTGATGGAAAGACATCGGTTATTGCAGAGGCCATTCAATGAATGGTCTCGACAATGGTTTATACCCTGCACGGGATAACTTAACTGATATCCCTTTTAACGGATAAACGGAGCCAACAATGGCAGAGATTATTCCCATGACTGAAGAACAGAAATTCCAGTTAGAGATTTACAAACTGGTCATGAACCAGAACGCAGCCGCAGAAGAAGCATTTCAGTTCATTGGCACTGACGAGCTGAAGCTTGAGCTATTCAAAATTCACTTCCAGTCAGGTGGCGCTAATTCAGATATCACGATCCGCACATTTGAAGCGGTGCGTAAATCGAAGGAAGCGTTAGACCTGTTCACTACCGGAGCATAAACATGGCAACTCAAGGTTTCGACAACCCATCCAAATTCCGCGATGAATGGGATAAGCAAGCAGAAGGGAAATAATCAATATGGCGACTGAGAAAAAGAATGTCGGTCGCCCTTCGGATTACCTGCCGGAGGTGGCTGATGATATCTGTGCGCTGCTTGCCTCCGGGGAAAGTCTGGTTAAGGTTTGCAAGCGCCCCGGCATGCCAGCAAAGGCTACTGTATTTCGCTGGCTGTCAGAGCATGACGAATTTAGAGACAAGTACGCGAAGGCAACTGAGGCACGAGCTGATTCTATTTTCGAAGAGATATTCGAAATTGCTGACAATGCGATTCCAGATGCTGCTGAGGTGGCAAAGGCAAGACTTCGCGTTGATACCCGCAAATGGGCGCTGTCCCGAATGAATCCCCGTAAGTATGGCGACAAGGTAACTAATGAGCTTGTCGGCAAAGACGGCGGCGCAATCCAGATTGAAACATCACCGATGAGCACTCTATTCGGAAAATGACCTCGATTAATCCTATCTTTGAACCGTTCATTGAGGCGCATCGCTACAAAGTCGCCAAAGGCGGTCGAGGTAGCGGTAAGTCATGGGCAATTGCGAGGCTGCTTGTTGAAGCGGCGCGTCGCCAGCCAGTGCGTATTCTCTGCGCTCGTGAACTGCAAAACAGTATCAGCGATTCGGTAATCCGGTTGCTTGAAGACACTATCGAGCGTGAAGGGTATTCGGCTGAGTTTGAAATTCAGCGTTCAATGATTCGTCATCTCGGAACGAATGCTGAATTCATGTTCTACGGCATAAAAAACAACCCGACGAAGATTAAATCGCTCGAAGGCATTGATATCTGCTGGGTGGAAGAAGCGGAAGCGGTAACAAAGGAATCGTGGGATATCCTGATCCCAACCATCCGTAAGCCGTTCTCTGAAATATGGGTGAGCTTTAACCCGAAGAACATCCTCGACGATACCTATCAGCGATTCGTAGTAAACCCTCCCGATGATATTTGTCTGCTGACGGTGAACTACACCGACAACCCGCACTTTCCTGAAGTTCTCCGTCTGGAGATGGAAGAGTGTAAACGCAGAAATCCGACACTGTATCGTCACATCTGGCTTGGTGAGCCAGTAAGCGCAAGTGATATGGCAATCATCAAACGTGAATGGCTTGAAGCTGCAACCGATGCGCACAAGAAACTCGGATGGAAGGCGAAAGGCGCTGTTGTCTCTGCGCATGACCCGTCAGATACAGGACCGGATGCTAAAGGTTATGCATCGCGCCACGGTTCGGTAGTTAAGCGCATTGCCGAAGGCCTGCTGATGGACATCAATGAAGGTGCTGACTGGGCTACTTCGCTGGCTATTGAAGACGGCGCAGACCACTACCTGTGGGATGGTGATGGTGTTGGTGCAGGTCTACGCAGACAGACAACGGAAGCGTTCTCAGGTAAGAAAATCACCGCCACGATGTTCAAGGGTAGCGAATCGCCATTCGATGAAGATGCGCCTTATCAGGCCGGAGCATGGGCTGATGAAGTCGTGCAGGGCGACAACGTTCGCACTATTGGCGATGTATTCCGCAATAAGCGAGCGCAATTCTATTACGCGCTGGCTGACAGGCTGTATCTGACATATCGGGCGGTTGTCCACGGTGAGTATGCAGACCCCGACGACATGCTGAGTTTCGACAAAGAAGCGATAGGCGAGAAGATGCTGGAGAAGCTGTTTGCAGAACTGACGCAGATTCAGCGCAAATTCAATAATAACGGGAAGCTGGAGCTTATGACTAAGGTCGAAATGAAGCAGAAGCTCGGTATTCCATCACCTAACCTGGCTGATGCGCTGATGATGTGTATGCATTGCCCGGCATTGGTCCGCGAAGAAACAGAAATATACGTTCCCTCATCCTCCGGTTGGTAAACATGGCAGAGACATTAGAGAAAAAACATGAGCGGATCATGCTCAGGTTTGACCGCGCCTATTCTCCACAGCAGGAAGTGCGCGAAAAGTGCATTGAAGCTACGAGGTTTGCTCGTGTTCCCGGAGGTCAATGGGAAGGAGCAACGGCGGCTGGAACTAAGCTTGATGAGCAGTTCGAGAAGTATCCTAAGTTTGAAATCAATAAGGTAGCAACTGAACTTAACCGCATCATTGCAGAATACCGCAATAACAGAATCACTGTTAAGTTTCGTCCTGGTGACAGAGAGGCAAGCGAAGAGTTAGCCAATAAATTAAATGGTCTGTTCCGTGCTGACTACGAAGAAACTGATGGCGGTGAGGCTTGCGATAATGCATTTGACGACGCTGCTACTGGTGGTTTCGGTTGCTTCCGTTTGACGTCGATGCTGGTCAATGAATACGACCCCATGGACGATCGTCAGCGTATTGCTATTGAACCAATATACGACCCGTCGCGCTCTGTGTGGTTTGACCCTGACGCTAAGAAGTACGACAAATCTGACGCGTTGTGGGCGTTCTGCATGTATTCGTTGTCACCTGAAAAATATGAGGCTGAATACGGAAAGAAACCTCCTGCTTCTCTGGATGTAACGTCTATGACCAGTTGGGAATATGACTGGTTTGATGCAGATGTTATTTACATAGCGAAGTATTACGAAGTTCGTAAAGAGTCTGTTGACGTCATCAGTTATCGACATCCAATCACTGGAGAGATTGCAACATACGACAGTGATCAGGTTGAAGATATTGAAGATGAACTGGCAATAGCTGGATTTCATGAAGTGGCAAGGCGCTCAGTGAAGCGCCGTCGTGTGTATGTATCCGTAGTGGATGGTGATGGTTTCCTTGAGAAACCTCGACGTATTCCTGGTGAACATATCCCCCTCATCCCGGTTTATGGAAAACGCTGGTTCATTGATGACATTGAGCGTGTCGAAGGGCACATTGCAAAAGCAATGGATCCACAGCGTTTGTACAACCTTCAGGTTTCAATGCTGGCTGATACTGCAGCGCAAGACCCCGGTCAGATCCCTATAGTTGGCATGGAGCAAATTCGTGGACTTGAGAAGCACTGGGAGGCTCGCAACAAGAAACGCCCAGCGTTCTTGCCGTTGCGCGAAGTGAGAGATAAATCTGGCAACATTATCGCTGGAGCTACCCCGGCAGGATATACACAGCCTGCGGTTATGAATCAGGCATTGGCTGCATTACTACAGCAAACCAGTGCAGATATTCAGGAGGTTACAGGCGGCAGTCAGGCTATGCAGCAGATGCCAAGTAATATTGCTCAGGAAACGGTTAACAACTTGATGAACAGAGCAGATATGGCTTCGTTTATCTATCTGGACAATATGGCGAAAAGTCTTAAACGCGCTGGTGAAGTATGGCTGTCAATGGCGCGTGAAGTGTACGGTTCAGAGCGTGAAGTGCGCATCGTTAACGAAGATGGAAGTGATGATATCGCTGTCCTGAGCGCACAGGTTGTTGACAGGCAAACAGGGGCTGTTGTTGCGTTAAATGACCTTTCTGTCGGTCGATACGATGTGACGGTTGATGTTGGACCAAGCTACACAGCACGACGTGATGCAACGGTTTCTGTACTGACAAATGTCCTTAGCTCTATGCTTCCAACAGACCCAATGCGTCCGGCAATTCAGGGTATTATTCTTGACAATATCGATGGCGAAGGCCTTGATGACTTCAAAGAGTACAACCGAAACCAACTGCTGATATCTGGTATTGCAAAACCACGCAATGAGAAAGAGCAGCAGATTGTTCAACAGGCGCAAATGGCAGCACAAAGCCAGCCAAATCCTGAAATGGTTCTCGCTCAGGCGCAAATGGTAGCAGCGCAGGCAGAAGCGCAAAAAGCAACTAACGAAACTGCTCAAACTCAAATCAAAGCATTTACTGCCCAGCAGGATGCGATGGAGAGTCAGGCAAACACTGTCTATAAACTGGCTCAAGCCAGAAACATCGATGACAAAGCAGTGATGGAGGCAATACGCCTTCTGAAAGATGTCGCCGAGTCACAACAACAGCAATTCCAGTCACCACCACAGTCACCGGCAGACTTAATGCCGAGTTAACCAGGAGTAATCAATGGAAAACGAACTGATCATCGACGGTCAGGTTATTGACCTGTCTGAAACACAGGAAAATGCAGAAGAAACCATCATCCAAACAGAGTCACAGCCTGAGAATGAAAGCCAGGATGACAACGGTAAAGAGGTGGCAACTGAGCCTGAAAAAACCGAAGAGACACCAGAAGATTACGCCTTGCGTATTGGTGATGAAGAAATTCAGCTTAACGCTGACGATGATGATCACATTGACGGGCAACCTGCACCGCAATGGGTGAAAGATCTTCGCAAAGGCTTCAAAGAAACACAGAAAGAAAACCGTGAGTTGCGCCGCCAGCTTGAGGAAGCATTAGCCAAGCCAGCGGAACATCAGCAACCACAACCAGACGCTATTCCACCAAAACCGACTCTAGAGTCGTGTGATTATGACGAACAGGCGTTTGAACAGGCATTGACTGATTGGCATGAGAAAAAAGGCCGTGTCGAACAGCAGCAGCAACAAAAACTACGTCAGCAACAGGAATACCAGCAGCGTTTCCAGCAAAGGGTAGAAGCGCATAAACAACGGGCAGCCAAACTTCCTGTGAAAGATTATCAGGAAATGGAAGCCATTGTTCTTAGTGAGCTACCACCAATTCAGCAGGAAATCATCATTCACTGTGCAGACGAAGGCTCTGAACTACTCGCCTATGGCTTAGGTAAGAGCCAGCAATTACGCCAGCGTGTAGCCGCTGAGACAGATCCAATTCGCGCAGCATTCCTCTTGGGGCAGATTAGCAAACAGGTAAGCCTTGCTCCAAAACCAAAGAAAGCCATCAAGCCAGAGCCGGAAGTACGTGGTGGCGGTGCTGATGCGAAACAAGACGAATTCAACAAATTATGCCCCGGCGCAAAAATCGAATAAGGAAAAGATAAATGCCTAACAATCTCGACAGTAACGTCAGTCAAATCGTTCTGAAAAAATTCCTTCCGGGTTTTATGTCAGATTTAGTTCTGGCGAAAACCGTAGACCGTCAGTTGCTGGCAGGTGAAATCAACTCCAGCACTGGCGATAGCGTTAGCTTTAAACGTCCGCATCAATTCTCATCCCTCCGTACTCCCACTGGTGATATTTCAGGGCAAAATAAAAACAACCTGATCTCAGGTAAAGCTACGGGGAGTGTAGGTAACTACATCACTGTTGCTGTTGAATATCAGCAACTGGAGGAAGCGATCAAGCTTAACCAGCTGGAAGAAATTCTCGCGCCTGTTCGCCAGCGAATCGTTACCGACCTTGAAACAGAGCTTGCTCACTTCATGATGAATAACGGTGCGTTGTCACTTGGTAGCCCCAATACTCCAATCACCAAATGGTCTGATGTTGCGCAGACGGCATCTTTCCTGAAAGACCTCGGCGTTAATGAAGGTGAAAACTATGCTGTAATGGATCCATGGTCTGCACAGCGACTTGCTGATGCGCAGACTGGTTTGCATGCTTCAGATCAATTGGTTCGTACTGCATGGGAGAACGCACAGATCCCAACCAATTTTGGCGGCATTCGCGCACTGATGTCTAATGGGCTTGCCTCTCGTACGCAGGGGGCATTTGGCGGAACACTGACAGTCAAAACACAGCCGACTGTTACCTATAACGCAGTTAAAGACTCATACCAGTTCACTGTAACATTGACCGGAGCGACAGCCAGCGTTACAGGTTTTCTGAAAGCTGGTGATCAGGTCAAATTCACCAATACCTACTGGCTGCAACAGCGGACCAAACAGGCGTTGTATAACGGAGCCACACCAATTAGCTTCACTGCAACGGTTACTGCTGATGCTAATTCAGACAGCAGTGGCGATGTGACGGTTACGCTTTCTGGTGTTCCGATTTATGACACTACAAACCCGCAGTACAACTCTGTAAGTCGTCAGGTAGAGGCAGGCGATGCCGTATCTGTAGTTGGCACTGCTAGCCAGACAATGAAGCCAAACCTGTTCTATAACAAGTTCTTCTGTGGACTTGGCTCTATCCCACTGCCGAAACTGCACAGTATTGATTCTGCTGTTGCAACATATGAAGGTTTCTCCATCCGCGTACATAAATACGCAGATGGCGATGCCAACGTGCAAAAAATGCGCTTCGACTTACTGCCTGCATATGTGTGCTTTAACCCTCACATGGGCGGTCAGTTCTTCGGTAATCCGTAATAACAAGGGGCTTACGCCCCTTTTATGTTTTAAGGAAACAATATGGATCGGATGAGTGTATTCCTTGCCGCAGATAACGAATCCGGGCATGTACAGGCCGTTATCACAGAAAAAGACTTCCGTTTTTTCGAAAGGTTGGGCTTTGTTGCCTCAGTTGATGAATTGAAACCGACCAGTAAGCGAGGTCGTAAGGCGGCGGACAATGGCAACAGTACTGACAAAGGGTGAGATCGTCCTTTTTGCGCTTCGTAAGTTTGCTATTGCTTCTAATGCATCGCTTACTGATGTTGAGCCGCAATCAATTGAAGATGGTGTAAATGATCTGGAAGATATGATGTCCGAGTGGATGATTAACCCCGGCGACATTGGTTACGCTTTCGCAACTGGAGATGAGCAGCCATTACCAGATGATGAGTCAGGTCTTCCAAGAAAATACAAACACGCAGTAGGCTATCAGTTATTGCTGAGAATGCTATCTGATTACAGCCTTGAACCAACTCCGCAAGTTCTCAGTAACGCCCAACGCTCATATGATGCCTTGATGACCGACACTCTGGTTGTTCCTTCAATGCGACGACGTGGAGATTTTCCTGTAGGGCAGGGTAATAAATATGACGTGTTCACATCTGACCGATATTATCCAGGCGATCTCCCTCTGATTGATGGCGATATCCCAAACGCATAGGTGAATAAATGCCTATTCAGCAACTTCCGCTTATGAAAGGTGTCGGAAAAGACTTCCGAAACGCCGACTATATCGACTATCTGCCAGTGAATATGCTGGCTACACCCAAAGAAATCCTGAACAGCAGCGGATATCTTCGCTCATTCCCGGGCATTGCCAAACGTTCTGATGTGAACGGTGTATCTCGCGGCGTTGAGTACAACATGGCGCAGAATGCTGTTTATCGCGTATGTGGTGGCAAGCTGTATAAGGGCGAAAGTGAGGTCGGTGATGTTGCCGGAAGTGGTCGCGTATCAATGGCGCATGGTCGAACATCACAGGCGGTAGGCGTTAATGGTCAACTGGTCGAGTATCGCTATGATGGTACGGTTAAAACCGTCTCAAACTGGCCTACAGACAGCGGATTCACACAGTACGAGTTAGGTTCAGTTCGTGACATTACGCGCTTACGTGGGCGTTATGCGTGGTCAAAAGACGGAACTGATTCATGGTTCATCACTGACCTTGAAGACGAATCGCATCCTGACCGTTACAGCGCACAATATCGCGCAGAATCGCAGCCTGACGGCATCATTGGCATCGGAACATGGCGAGACTTCATCGTCTGTTTTGGTTCATCGACGATTGAATATTTTTCCCTGACAGGTGCAACCACTGTTGGTGCCGCTTTGTATGTCGCACAGCCATCGCTGATGGTGCAAAAAGGAATCGCCGGAACCTACTGCAAAACGCCGTTTGCTGATTCGTATGCGTTCATCAGCAATCCGGCAACAGGTGCGCCGTCTGTGTATATCATCGGCTCCGGTCAGGTATCACCAATCGCCAGCGCGAGCATTGAGAAAATCCTTCGTTCCTACACTGCTGATGAACTGGCTGATGGCGTGATGGAATCGCTGCGATTTGATGCGCATGAACTGCTGATTATCCATCTTATGCGTCACGTCCTCGTGTACGACGCATCTTCAAGCGCCAATGGTCCGCAATGGTGTGTGTTGAAAACAGGCCTGTATGACGATGTGTACCGCGCTATCGACTTCATTTACGAAGGAAATCAGATAACGTGCGGCGATAAGCTGGAATCGGTTACCGGGGAATTGCAATTCGACATCAGCAGCCAGTACGACAAGCAACAGGAACACCTGTTGTTTACTCCGTTGTTCAAAGCAGATAACGCCAGAGTTTTCGACCTTGAAGTTGAATCTTCAACTGGCGTTGCGCAGTACGCTGACCGCCTGTTCCTATCGGCAACCACTGACGGCATCAATTACGGGCGTGAGCAGATGATTGAGCAGAATGAACCGTTCGTTTACGACAAACGCGTTTTGTGGAAGCGAGTCGGGCGCATCAGGAAAAATGTCGGCTTCAAATTGCGCGTTATCACGAAGTCACCTGTCACTCTGTCTGGCTGCCAGATAAGGATTGAGTAATGGCGGATTCGAATCTCAATGTGCCGGTAATCATCCAGGCTACGCGGCTCGATACATCAGTTCTTCCACGCAATATCTTCTCGCAGTCGTATCTGCTTTACGTTATCGCACAGGGCACTGATGTTGGTAACGTGGCTAACAAGGCCAACGAGGCCGGGCAGGGCGCTTATGACGCACAAGTCAGGAACGATGAGCAGGATGTGATTCTCGCTGACCATGAGCAGCGAATTTCTGCTGCGGAAGCAACGCTTGTTAATCATGAGGAGCGAATCAGCCAGGCAGAATCAACTCTTCAGGAACATGAAACGCGAATCGCTCAGAATGAAAGCGATATTGCGTCGCTTGATACCAGAGTTCAGTCGCTGGAATCGCAGGTTTCAGACCATGAAACGCGCATCGATGCTCTGGAGTATGCCACTACGCGCAAGAAGTCAGAGGTTGTTTACTCTGGCGTATCTGTAACCATCCCGACAGCGCCGACCAACCTTGTTAGCCTGCTGAAAACGCTCACGCCGTCATCCGGCACGTTGGCACCATTCTTCGACACCGTTAACAACAAGATGGTTGTGTTCAACGAGAACAAAACCTTGTTCTTCAAGCTGTCGATCGTCGGGACGTGGCCCAGCGGAACCGCCAACAGGTCAATGCAGCTAACCTTTTCCGGCTCTGTTCCTGACACACTGGTCAGCAGTCGTAATGCGGCGACAACAACCGATAACATCCTGTTAGCCACGTTCTTCAGCGTGGATAAAGACGGATTTCTTGCCACAAATGGCAGTACGTTAACCATTCAGTCGAATGGTGCGGCGTTTACTGCCACAACCATCAAAATCATTGCGGAGCAGTGATGGAAATAAAGCTCATCGATAATCCGGTGAAGCTTGCAGAATTCCTCAACAACCCGGCAAACACGGGAAATATCGTAGACAGTGGAGATAAATACTACATCAAGCCTGATGCGGTATATCTCGGCATCTACGAAGGATTAGTGCTGGCTGGAGTTCATGAAGTGCGTAACTTCTGGCATAGCGTTGTTGAATGCCATGCTGTGTACGACCCCGGATTCCGTGGCGAATATGCACTGCAAGGGCATCGATTATTCTGCAAATGGCTTCTAGAAAACTCCCCATTCCTTAACAGCATCACCATGGTTCCTGACACCACGAAATACGGACGGGCAATTATCCGTTTGCTTGGCGCTACCCGTGTTGGTCACCTTGATGATGCTTATACCAGCAATGGAAAGCCTGTAGGCATCACGATTTATCAGTTACCGCGCTCAAAATACGAGGAGCTAAAGAATGTTAATTTTCCAGATTGCCAATAAGCACCTCAGCAAAGCTGTTTACTGCAAAGGCGGCAGTGATGGCGGTTCAAAAGCCCAGGCACGCGCAACTGAAAAGGGTATCGAATTGCAGCGTGAAATGTGGCAAACGAACATGCAAAACCTCGCACCGTTCACGCCACTCGCTCAACAGTACGTATCAGAGTTGCAGAATCTTTCCTCTCTTCAGGGGCAAGGTCAGGCGCTTAACCAGTATTACAACTCCCAGCAGTACAAAGACCTTGCTGGTCAGGCGCGTTACCAGAGTCTGGCAGCAGCAGAGGCAACGGGTGGATTAGGCTCTACAGCAACAGGAAACCAGTTAGCATCAATCGCACCTACACTCGGTCAAAACTGGCTGTCAGGTCAGATGAACAACTACAACAATCTGGCAAACATTGGCCTTGGTGCTCTTACAGGTCAGGCAAACGCCGGGCAGAACTACGCTAACAACGTCAGCCAATTGTATCAACAGCAGGCGGCAGCATCTGCGGCGAATGCTAACCGACCATCAGGATTGCAATCAGCTTTGGGCGGTGCCATGAGCGGTGCGGCATCAGGGGCGATGATTGGCTCTGTGGTGCCAGGAATAGGTACGGCTGTTGGCGCTATTGGTGGCGGCATTATCGGTGGGCTTGGATCATTGTTTTAAGGTGGGAATATGGCTACTTGGCAACAAGGAATCAACTCAGGCGGTTTTCTTGCTGGTATCGGTGGGCAAAACTCAAATGCGCCAAAGGCAAGTGATGTAAGTGAGGCGTTGGCCTATATTCGCCAGAACAACGAAATGGAGCGCTCAGGTCGCAATAACATCGGCCTTCAGGCGTTGCAGGGTCTTGGTAGTGTCGCTCAAACATATCAAGCCGCAAAGCAACAGGAAGCGGATGCTGCATTCCAAAAAGAATATGCGGCAGCCATCCAGTCAGGTGATCGACAGCAGGTTCGAGATCTGATGACCAAATATCCTGGTCAATTAGAGAAGATTCAGTCTGGTATGAAGTGGGCAGACGAAGACCAGCGCAATTCTATCGGCACCTTAGCGGCTGGCGCACGCCTTGCGGCCTCGTCTCCAGAAGCAATGCAATCATGGCTGCAAAACAACGCCAATGAGCTGGCGCGCGTCGGTGTTGACCCTAACAGCGTTGCTCAGATGTATCAGCAGAACCCTTCAGGATTTGGTGAGTTTGTTGATCACCTTGGAATGGCTGCTCTTGGTCCGATTGATTACTTCAATGTTCAGGACAAGATGGCTGGTCGTGAGATTGATCGCGGAAAACTTGCAGAGACAATCCGCAGCAATCAGGCTGGAGAAGCACTTCAGGCGAGAGGGCAAAACCTTTCCTATCAGTCAGCAATGACTGGGCACAATATCGCAGCACAACGCTTGGCTCTGGATCAGCAAGAGTTCGGGTTTAAGATGCAGCAAGCGCAGGAAAAGGCTCAGCAGTTGATTAGCGAAGCACCTAAGCTGTCAGTAAACATGGAAAAAGGCATCGAGACGGCTGTAAACAATGCTACAGCATCATCAAACTCAGCCAATTCTATGAGTGCGCTTGCTCAACAGTTCAGAGCAGAAAAACCAACGACAGGTTTGTTCGGTAACGCACAGAACATGTTCGCAAAACTTACCGGAAGCGATACAACATTGCGTGATTTGCGCATTCGCCAAAATGCCCTTGTTAACAGTCAGGTTCTTAAATTCCTACCTCCCGGCCCAGCAACGGATAAAGACGTTGAGATCGTTCGACAGGGTGCGCCAACTGACATGGATAACCCTGAGACGGTCGCAAGATGGCTTGATGCAATGGCAAACCTTGAGCGACGAAACGCGCAGTTTAATGAGTTTAAAGCCGAGTGGATGAGCGCGAATGGCAACCCTGGACAATCGCGTAATGGCGGTCAGATATTGGGGTTGGATGTTAAAAAAGGTGAATCATTGGGGAGTGCCGTTAAGCGGTATATGTCAATGAATACTGACGCAGCGCCAGCACAAGATTCGACACCTTCAGGAGAACCACGGAATCAGGTTGGATCATATACCTCAAAATCAGGCATTCAATTTACGGTGGAATGATGAAAGTAACTGCAAACGGTAAGACATTTACCTTTCCTGATGGTACGAGCACCGAAGATATTGGCACCGCCATTGATGAGTATTTTGCTGGTCAGGCTGTTCAGCAACAAACAGTTAATCAGGCCAATAATGCACCAACACAGGAAGAACCATCATTGATGCAACAAGCTGGCGATTGGCTCACTGGTGGTCAAAGTGCAGGGCAAATTGCAGAACAGGCTGGTCGTGGTCTGGTAAACATACCATTTGACGTATTGCAGGGTGGCGCAAGTCTGATTAATGCAATCAGCCAGGGGCTTGGTGGTCACAAGGTTTTGGACGATGTCTATCGTCCAGTAGATCGACCAACAGACCCTTATGCGCAAGCTGGAGAAACAATTGGCGGGTATTTAGTTCCAGGAGTTGGAACTGCAGGAAGCATGGCTATTGGATCACTGGCAGAAGCCGCAAACCAGAAAGGCGATTTCGCGCAAAATGCAGCCATAAACGCCGGAGTTAACCTTGCTGCTCAGGGTGTTCTTTCCGCAGCAGCAAAGGGAATAGGGCGTGGAATAACGGCTATAAAAGGCGATATCGCGCCAGAAGTAGCGAAAAAAATTGCCACCTCAGAATCGATGGGCGTGACACCAATGACATCTGATGTTATCCCGCCGAAAAATGCTTTCACTCGCGGCCTTACTCAGGATGCCGAGGGGGCTTTGCTCGGGACAGGCTCAAAGCGAGCGGAGCAATATGCAACGCGTAGTAAGCTGGTAAGCAATTATTTTGACCGTTTTGGTGAGTACAACCCTGATGATGTGGTGAAATCTCTGACCACCACGTTAAGGGGGCGGAAGGATGCTGCTGGAGCTGTTATCAATGACGTCACCAATAAAATGGGTAATGCCGCAGTTGATACCACAAATACCATGAATGCTCTGAATACAGCGATCGCAAGACAGGAACGGCTTGGGACTTCAGCCAATCAAAGCCTGCTTACATCCTTGCGTAACCTACGTGAAGAATTAGCAAACCCTGCAACTGATTTGGATGTTACGTTTGATCTCTTGCGTCAGCACAGAACAGCATTTAGATCTAATGTTCAGGGAGATGCTATGGTCTTCCCCAACCAGGCAAAAGCAGCTACCAATATGGTAGAGAATGCAATGTCAAAAGACCTTCGTAACGCAGTTGCTAAAAACCTCGGTGCATCAGACGCAGCAAAATACCTTAAAGCAAATTCCGATTATGCAAACGTTTATAATAAGGTGCTTAATAAAAACATTGCTAACAAGCTCAACAAGGCAAGCAGTGAAGCCAGTCCTGAACTTATAAATACCGTTGTATTAAGCAGAAAACCATCTGACGTGAAACGAATCTGGAGCGCATTGGATGATAAAGGGAAAGATGCTATGCGTGCAGCTTACGTCAGCAAAATAGCGGAAAAGGCCGGTGACTCTCCAGCCAAGTTCATCACTGAAGTTAATAAGCTGAAATCTCAGTCAGGCGGTGAAATTTACAACACTATTTTTTCTGGAAAGCACATGAAAGAGCTTGATTCTCTTCATAAAGTTCTACAGCAAACAGCAAGGTCAGACACCGCAAATGTAGTAACTCAGACGGGGCAATCGCAAGCCAACAGGATAAGGACGATTGGCGCAACTGCGACTCTTGGCGTATCAATGGGGCTTGAGGCTGGTTTCGGTGCAATGATGCGCTTGTATGAGTCAAAAGCAGCAAGGAATGCTCTCTTACGTTTGGCAAACACCAAAGCAGGAACACCAGCCTATGAAAGAGCGCTAAATAATGCTGCAAATGCGATACGCCCTATACTTTCAAGCCAAATTACAGCAGAACAGCAATAAAAATAAGATATAACTATCTGATATTACTGCTACTGTTGCATGTTACCGTGTTTCCAAATCCTGAATTGCAGTTTGTATATGTGTCAACGCGTGTTGGGTAAGGTTGAGTTATAACAGGCTGGCGCGCTTTTTGCTCGATCGCTTGCATTGTGTTTACAGCCTGATAATTCAATAAATCCTGCTGGAATGCTTGGCTTTGTGCTATTTGTTGTGCTTGTTCTTGGCTTTGTAATTGAACATAAAGATTCTGAAGTTCAAGTCTTGCCTGTGTGTCACTTATCTTGCCTTCATCGACACCTTGCCCGAGCATCTTCGCAGCAAGGACATACAGCTTAGGTGTTGGTGCTGATGCCATGCGAGAGTCGTTCTTCAAGCTGGCATCAAGGCAATTAGCCATATCGCTAAGCTTTGGATAGCGTTGCTCGCAACTTGCCTGATAGTCGCTTACTTTTGCGCACCCAGCCAGCAGAAGCGGGATAATTAACAGTGATTTTTTCATATAATTAACTCTCCTTAGTTTTGCGCAGGATACCATGAAAAAAGTTAACATTGGAAACGTACCAAAGATGCTCGTACCGCTCTTTGAGAGCGGTACAATTGTGTTTTGTAGAGACTTTCCAGAATGGCAACGCCTGCATCAAAAACTTGGCGTTGACGTGCATGACTCGGACGCCAACGGAGCGTCTCATACAATGAGTAGCGAGAATGGTGTTTTGCATGTGATAGGCGTGTTCAATGGCAAACTATCTACTATTGCCCATGAGTGCGCTCACATGGCATTCGATATCTGCTCAAGGGTAGGTGTTGATGTTGAACCAGGAAGAGCCAACGAGACTTACTGCTACTTAATGAGCAGGCTTGTTGAGTTCTGCGAGCGACATATCAAAAAGCCGGAGTGACCCGGCTTGATTATTACTTTTTGCTGTCTGGAGTTCGCTTATCCAATACCCAGCCATGACCTGGCTTTGTTGTTGGTGGAAGCCTTTCGTTGTCCTTGACGGTGGCAAAATTGTCTTTCTTACCGCCGCGTGGGCCAACTTCTTGGTATATTCCGCCGTTTTTTCCTGTGTTTTCACCTGGTTTTTTCGCCATGATATACCTCAACATACACCCGTTATTGGGCGATTAAATATTGATCTCATTTTATAAGTAGTCAATATGGCCCAGGTAAATGCAAAAATTAACTCACCGTCAGGTGGTTTTTTTGTACAAATCCTTCAGCGTATCAAACACCATCTTCTTAACAAGATCTGACTGCTCATCAGCGAGTCGTTCTGCATCGTCACGATATCCAGTCACAGGCGATGGTTTTGATAGAGCATCTTGGACGATTTGTAACAACTCGGAGTTCATTGATCTCCCATTCGCCTCCGCCCTGAATTTTAATTTCTCCCTTACTTCCATAGGCATACGGAAGTTAAAGTGCGGATCATCTCTAGCCATGCCATCACTCCAAGTTAGTGTATTGACATGATAGAAGCACTCTACTATATTCTCAATAGGTCCACCGTGGACCCATATTGTGAGGTGAACATGAAAGGAATGAGCAAAATGCCGCAGTTCAATTTGCGGTGGCCTAAAGAAGTATTGGATTTGGTACGCAAGGTGGCGGAAGAGAATGGTCGGTCTGTTAACTCTGAGATTTATCAGAGAGTAATGGAAAGCTTTAAGAAGGAAGGGCGCATTGGCGCGTAAAGTTGAAGCCCCAACTGCGGGAACAGTCAGGGCTTCGTTTGTCAGTAAATCCGTGGAGAAAAACCAACATGAATAGTATAGCAATTTTAGAAGCAGTGAACACCTCTTACGTACCATTCAACGGTCAGCAAATTATCACCGCCATGGCTGCCGGAGTTGCATATGTTGCGATGAAGCCAATCGTTGAAAACCTTGGAATGAGCTGGTCAACGCAGCAAACAAAACTCATGAAGCAGATTAGCAAATTCAACTGTGTTCATATGAACATGGTTGCCGCTGATGGTAAGCTTCGTAAGCTACTCTGCCTTCCTTTGAAGAAGTTAAATGGATGGCTGTTCAGCATCAACCCTGAGAAAGTTCGTGCTGACATCCGTGATAAACTGATTCAGTACCAGGAAGAATGCTTTACTGTGCTGCATGACTACTGGACGAAGGGAAAGGCAGAAAATGCACGTAAGAAAACATCTGTTGATGACAGGACTCCGCTTCGTGATGCTGTAAATATGCTGGTCAGCAAAAAGCATCTAATGTACCCAGAAGCTTATGCGATGATTCATCAGCGTTTCAATGTGGAAAGTATTGAAGAGCTTGATGCATCTCAGATACCGAAAGCCGTAGAGTACATCCACAGGGTAGTGCTTGAAGGTGAGTTCATTGGCAAACAAGAGAAGAAAACCAACGAGCTTTCTGCAAAAGAAGCAAACAGCCTTGTATGGCTATGGGATTATGCCAATCGCTCACAGGCATTATTCCGCGAACTGTATCCGGCATTAAAACAAATTCAATCGAACTATTCCGGCAGATGCTACGACTACGGTCATGAGTTCTCGTATGTTATCGGAATGGCGAGGGACGTTTTAATTAATCACACACGAGATGTTGATATCAATGAGCCAGACGGACCAACGAATCTTTCCGCATGGATGAGACTTAAGAATAAAGAATTACCTCCTTCAGTACATAACTACTGACAGATAACCAACGCAACTACCCAGCTTCGGCTGGGTTTTTTTATGCCCAAAATTCACCGTAGCCCCGCTGCGGAGATTCCTTGTATCTGGAGCAAATTAAATGACAGACATTACAGCCAATGTTGTGGTAAGCATGCCTTCGCAACTCTTCACTATGGCGCGTTCTTTTAAAGCCGTAGCTAATGGTAAAATTTATATCGGAATAATTGACACTGACCCGGTAAATCCAGAAAACCAGATTCAGGTTTATATAGAGAACGAAGACGGTTCTCACGTTCCTGTTTCGCAACCAATCATCATTAATGCTGCTGGATATCCGGTATATAACGGACAGATTGCCAAGTTTGTAACTGTGCAAGGTCATTCTATGTCTGTGTACGATGCATATGGATCACAGCAGTTCTATTTCCCTAATGTGCTGAAGTACGACCCTGATCAATTTGAGATTAGGCTTTCTAATCAAGACGGCGCTGGTCTTGTTGGGATTATGCCATATGGCACGGTACAGGATGCCATCAAATGGGTTGTCCCCGAGGTATTCCCCGGAAGTAATGCGTCAGAAAAATTACAGGCAGCTGTAAATTATGCGGTTGCAAACAAAACGAGAGTTGTAGCATCAGGTGTGTACGATGTAACAGCCCCCGTCACCATCCCAGGAGACATCATTATCGATGCTTCTACTGGAGAATTTACCTTCAATGGCATTGATTATATTTTCCATCCGCTTGGCGCAAAATCAGTAGAGATTATCGGCGGTAAGTTCACCGCAAATGCATACCACACCCAGCGTCCTCAGGTAATTTTCAATGATTACCCTGATGGGCTGGAGAATTTACCAACGCGCGTGGTGATAAAAGATATGCAATGCTTTAACTGCGGTGTTGGCTACATCATGGTTAACTGTCAGGACCCAACCAGCGTACATATCTCAGTTGATAATAACTACTGCAAGACTGATGACAACACAGATCAGTATATCTCTGATGCAGGAATGTCAGGTGAACAGGGTGAGGTATATCCATATCTGATGATTCTTGGCAACACGACTGCATCCGTCGACATTGGAACTCCTCGCAAGTCAATGTTCCACATAACGAATAACACCTTTGATGTTTTTATGCAGACCGGTCCGAATGCAGATATTATAAAAATCGGAGGATCGACGATAGGAGGCGCTTTCTCTGGAAATTTACTTATGAACAGGAATGCTGAGTCTGCGTGTGAGATGGATACATTTACTGGGGGGCTTGAAATAAACATAACTTCCAACAGATTTGTCAATACAGCTAATAAAATGATGTCATTGCAATTTGATGGCAGTACTAGAGTCGGTCTTGGTGGGCGTTCAGTTATTTCTAACAATATCTATCATTTTGAGGAAAACCCGCTTAACGATTTCGCTATATTCCTTAGAACTTCTCTTGTTAGTATTACAGGAAATGTTTTCTACTATAAAGGTGCTACAAATCCTTCAGAACAGAGGATATTTAATTTCATCGCTTCACAGGCGTTAAACAACAATAACAACGGTTTTAATGGCACGTGGTGTGCCGGAATTAGTATCAACAGCAATACCATGCAAATGGTTCTTGATCCTGGTGTTAACAAAGACCTAAGACTCCAATGCATCAACACTACCGATATGTCAGGAGCAGTTATATCTGGCAACTTCATGGCCGGGGGTGTTGGAATGGTGCTTAATGCAAGACCAGAAAGAAACAGAAACGTATGGACAGGTAACTTCATTACGTCAGGGTTATTTACGGCAGAAGATATCTGGCGAATGAACTCAGCTTTTGTAGGTTCAGGTAACTATATCGGAAATGGTTATGATAATACTGTTAATGGCGTAGCAATGTTAAGCAAGTCTTTACCTGTGTTATCTGATGGCTCAAAGGTACGAATTACTCTTGATAAACAGATATTGACTGGTTCTACATCTGATCGCACTCTTTACCTTCTCCACATAAAAGTGACTGGAGGTGTAAAAAATAATTATGCTACTTATATCATGTCTTCCGGTGCGCATGACGCAACGGACAGGGCAGATGCAACTGACCTTAAATCACCCATTGATCAGCGGTTAAATCCAGGAGACACATCCATAGCAAACCTGCAAAGTTGCTTCAAAGCAGGGTACAACGGGAGTGGGTATATTGTGCTTGAGGCTCTTTCAACATACAGCGCTGCAAATAATCCGCCAACAAAACTTGAATATGCAATAGTACCATTATCAACAAACTTCCCAACTCTGTAAATTTGTGCGCACTATGAAAAAGTTAAATAGTGCGCACAATTATTTATATTATATATCGATAATTATATTTCCAAACCCTTCAATTGCCTTTCTTGCTCCATATCTTGATAGATGATACTCATCAGAATACATAACGTCACCTTTGTCAGATACTAGGTTACATCTCCCATTCCTACACATGAAATCATAAGGGTTTATAAACTTTATACTTCCGTTATCTGATAGCCATTTGTTTAAATAATTATTGCTATCTAACCTATCACCGCTTTCTGTGCTGAAAATACTATCAATGCATTTCTTTTCAACATATGAAGGTCGGCTCACACAAGAAAGACCGCCGTCAGAGCCTATTGCTGCCGGGTGGTTTCCAATAACAATTACTTTCTGATTTGTGTACTCTTGAATATTGTTAATAACGGAAGCATTGAATTTCATATAATCATGGTCTCCGTTGAATTTATACACATTACCATCTTTATCAGATAGCATCTCCATGTACCTAAGCCATGATTGTGCATAAACAAGTGGTATCTTATTATATTTAGAGTAATCTATCGCTTTTGTTCCTATCTTCACACCATATACAGAAACCTTCCCTTTTTCTGTAACGTAAACGCTATTTGATAGATATGCCCCATCAGCGAAGAATGCTGCTGCTGATAGATTTCTCTTTGCAAGAAATTCACTCATGGCTAATGAATACTGTCTTGCATAACTGTCACCCATGAAAACAAATGATGGCTTTTTGGTTTTATCTCCAAGAACTACCATTTCACCTTGCTTAACCCCAAAGCCTCCGAATAAATATTCTTTAAATCCAGGTTTGAGCATTTCCATGTTTTCTTTATAATTTTGTATTCTAAATGCAAATCCGTTGTCTTTTATTGAAGATGAATACGAAATCATAACCAATATAGTTAATGATAAAAGCAATACTGATTTGTAGCAAAACTCATTTATTTTTATCTTTCTGAATTTATTTTCTATTGCGTTGTACATTAAGAATCCAACAGCCAGCGAAGATAAAATCAATGATGCTTTCTCGATATCATTTAACTCTCTATATATCCAGTATTTGTAAAACACAATAATAGGCCAGTGAATTAGATAAACTGAATACGATATCAGGCCTATCGTAACGCTGACCCTGTTATTCACAGCGAAGCCAGCGTATTTTGCATCATGTGAAAGAATGCAAAGCATGGCACCCAATACGGGAATCATGGCATGCAAACCAGGGAACTGAGTTGATGATGAGTAAAGCAACGCAGATGATACTATCATCGCAAGTCCCGCAGCCATCATAGACTCCTTCATTAGTTCAGATGGTTTTATCCATCGAGAAATGAAGAATGCGAGTCCGCCGAAAGACAACTCAAAAACCCTGAACGGCATCCAGTAGTATGCTTCAGTTTGCATGTTTATAGTTGCCCACTGAGAGGATGCCAGAGAAGCAATACTAATAATAACCAGAACCCATGGCACAAGGCTCTTTTTTACTAAATATACTGCTCCGATAATCAGAGGCCATACAAGATAGAACTGCTGTTCTACACCAAGAGACCATGTGTGCAACAATGGATTTATTTCTGATGATGTATCGAAATAACCAACGCTTTGTGCAAAAAATATATTTGATGCTGAATACAACGCATATATTGCTGATTTAGATACACTAACAAAATCAGAAGGTGAGTACAGAATAAAGCACCCAGCAAAAACGGCGATCAGCGTTGCTATAAGAGCAGGGTACAGTCTTGCTATCCTGGCGAACATGAAATTAATGTAACTGAAAGTTCCATTCTCAGTTTGATTGAAAATTATTCCAGTTATCAGATAACCAGAAATAACAAAAAATACATCAACGCCAACAAACCCTCCGGGAACACTGCTGAACCCTACATGAAATATAAGAACTAAAATGACGGCAACAGCACGGAGTCCATCAACTCCTGGCTGGTAATTTTTAGACAATGTTTTGTCAGTCTTCAAAAGAAAGCTCATTATTCATCCGTATTCATTCTTTTTTGCTGTGCTGATATTAGCACTGACATCGCCACCGATCGACTTTTGAAGTGGTAACTAGGCGAAAACGGGATACACAAAGCTTTGCATTGGTTTGCAAGGCTTTGTGCTGTTTTTCTACGACACCCTCTCATCGAGATAATCCGCCCACCACTGCATCATCTCCCTGCGCTTATCGAGATACTGAGCATGGTTGTAAATCCCACGCACAGATCCGCCGTTGGCATGTGCCAGTTGCACTTCAATAGCGTCAGCAGGCCATTCGTGCTCGTTCATAATCGTGCTGAATTCATGCCTGAATCCGTGACCGCTTTCCAGACCCTCATAGCCAATTTGTTTGATCACAAGCAATACCGCGTTCTCGCAGATTGGCTTCTTCTTATCGTTGCGACCGGCAAAAACAAACTCTGATACTGGTTTGGTGATTGAGCTTAGTGTAGTGAGAAGTTCAACCACCTGGTCTGACATCGGGACAACATGAATTTTGCGTCCCTTCATCACACTGGCGTCGATGGTGATAATCCTGTTTTCAAAATCGACGTTCTTCCATAGCATGGAACGAAGCTCTTTCGTTCTTAGGGCTGTGTAGCGTAAAACTTTGGTCGCAATGAGCGATACGATACTTCCTGAAAATGTTGCCAGTGCTTTGTTGAATGCCGGGATCTGGTCTGCTGGAAGAAACGGGAAGTTCTTCTTGCGGTATCCTTTCATGGCGTCTGCAAGGTCAGGTGCCGGGTTATATTTAGCCCTTCCGGTGACAATAGCGTAACGGAAAACCTCGCCGCATCTTCTGCGGGCTTTGTTGGCTCGCTCCATTGCACCGCGATCTTCAAATCTGCGGATTACTTCCAGCAGTTGCATCGGCTCAATATCCTGAATCTCAAGACCGCCGATGATGGGTAAAATGTCGTCATCAAACATTTTGGCAAGTTCAGTTGCATAGCCTACTGACCAGACTTGCTTCTTGTGCTCGTACCATTCCTTGTAAATCGCACTAAATGAATTGTTGTTAGACGAAGCCTTTTTCGCCTTTACCGGATCGATGCCAACCGAGATGTCTTTCCTCGCGGTCCATGCTTTATCCCTTGCTTCCTGCAAAGTCATAAGCGGATATTTTCCGACGGTCAGGATTTTCTCCTTACCGTCAATCTTGTAGCGAAGCTGCCATACCTTTTTCCCGGATACAGGGACATAAAGGTACAGGCCATTACCATCGAGAAGGCGGTATGGTTTTTCTTTCGGCTTAGCTGCTTCAATCTGCTTAACGGTGAGCAT